AAATGCACCCGCTGGTTTACCAGTTACAGGTGGAACAGGTTTTCCAATAACAGTTGGAGCTGGTGGAGCAGGCGTAGCAGCGCAGAATAAAGGAAATAGCGGATCAAATTCAATTTTTAGTTCAATCACATCTGCCGGTGGTGGAGGTGGAGGTGGTAAAACAGGTTCCTGTATCACAGGCGTCGCTGGAGGTTCTGGTGGTGGAGGTGGAGAAAATAGTGGGTGTGTGGGTTCTGGTGGAGGAGCCGGTAATACACCTCCTGTTAGTCCTCCCCAAGGAAATAATGGAGGCACAGGAACTCAATTTGCTCCAGCTAGCACGGGAGCAGGTGGTGGCGGTGGAGCCACATCAGTTGGAACTGCTGCGGCATCTCCGTATGGTGGAGGAGCTGGAGGTAATGGAGCTACAACATCTATAAATGGAACACCAACAACAAGAGCAGGTGGAGGTGGGGGTGCAGGTTTTGGACCTAGTAACCCAGCTGCATTTGCTGGAGATCCCGGACCAGGTGGAGGTGGAGCAGGTTCTTTTGGACCTAACTCTGGATCAACTGTTGCTGGGGCAGGAACAACAAATACTGGAAGCGGTGGTGGAGGCGGTGTTTTAACATCAGCTCCTGAAGGTGCTGGTGCAGCAGGTGGTTCTGGTATAGTAATAATAAGGTATAAGTTTCAATAATTATGACAAGTACAATTAAAGTAAATACGATACAAAACACATGTGGAGCAGACATCATAAAAGAGTCTGGTAACACGATAACTATCGGTGCATCTGGAGATACGGTAACTTTAGGATCTGGAGCATCTCAAACAGGATTTGGTAGAACAGGAACAGTTAATTGGCAGACAACTCTTAAAACAGCAAACTTTACAGCGGTAAATGGTGAGGGTTATTTTGTAAATACTACTTCTGGTGAAATAACAATGACTATGCCATCTGGTTCAGCAGGTGCTATAGTTTCAATACAAGATTACAATAAAACATTTGACTCAAATGCTTTAACAATAACTCCTGCAAGTGGAGAAAAAATTAATGGTGGTGTCGCTGATGGTGACTTAACTGTAGACACAGAAGGTCAAGGTTTAACTTTTGTTTATGTTGATTCAACAGTTGGTTGGAAAACAGTACAAGATAATGAATTTACAACAGGCGGATCTAGTTTTATGTCAGCAACAGGAGGTACAATAACAACTTCTGGAAATGATAAGGTTCATACTTTTACCAGCCCAGGTACTTTTACGGTAACTTCTACAGCAGGTAGTGCAGCTAACAATGTAGTTTCTTATATGGTCGTAGCCGGCGGTGGCGGTGGATCAACTGGAGGTGGTGGAGCAGGTGGTTTTAGAGAATTTAAAAGTCCAGTAACACCTTACACAGCTAGTCCATTAGAAGGTTCAACACCAATCACAGTTACTGCAGCAGGTTTTCCAGTTACAGTTGGAGCTGGTGGTGCAGGTAATGCAAATGGATCAAATTCAGTTTTTGCAGCAGCATCAACAATCACTTCTGCTGGTGGTGGAAAAGGAGGAGCTTTTCCTAATTCTCCAGGAAGTCAAGGAGGCGCAAATGGAGGATCTGGTGGTGGAGGCGGTGGTGGACCAAATCCAGGTACAGGATCTGCACCAGGTGGAACAGGTAACACTCCTCCGGTCAGTCCCCCACAAGGAAATAATGGTGGTGCTGGTCGTCACGTTTGTGGATCATATTTTGGTGGTGGTGGCGGTGGAGGTGCAACTGCAGTAGGAGCATCAAAAACAGGAGCACAGGGTGATACACCTTTTGGTAATGGAGGTGCAGGAGCAACAACAAGTATTAATGGATCACCAACTGTATTTGCAGGTGGAGGTGGTGCAAAAGATGATTTTTGTACTGGTGGAACAGGTGGAGCAGGTGGCGGTGGTAACGCTGGTGCTACTGGTACAGCTAACACTGGTGGTGGCGGTGGAGGAGATGTAGCTGGAGGTAGCGGAATTGTTATAATAAGGTATAAGTTTCAATAGGTAGATTATGAGTGAAATAAAAGTAAATAAAATTAGTCCAAGAACAAATTGTGGTACGACACAGTTAGGAGATAGTGGAGACACTATTACGATTCCTTCTGGTGCAACTATAACTAATAGTGGAACTGCAACTGGTTTCGGAGCGACAGGAGCTGTTAATTGGCAGACGGGAAGTATTAAAACAGGAAATTTTACTGGAGCATCTACTGAAGGATATTTTGTAAATACAACTTCAAGCTCTTTTACGATGACATTACCATCATCACCTAGTGCAGGTGCAATAATTGGTATAAAAGATTATGCAAATACTTTTGATTCAAATAATCTTATTATAGATAGAAATGGATCTAAAATTGGTGGAGAAGAAGTTAATTTAACTTTACAAGAAGAAGGTATTTCTCTTACATTAGTTTTTGTAGATTCAACACAAGGTTGGTTAGTAACTGATTCAGGTTTACAAAGTGAGGCTACCCCTACAGCAGCATTCATAGCAGCAACAGGTGGAACTATTACAACTTGTGGAAATTTTAAAATTCACTCCTTTACAAGCCCCGGAACTTTTACAGTTTCTTCTGTTGGTAACTCTGCAGGTTCAAACTCGGTAGATTATTTAGTGGTAGCAGGTGGTGGAGGAGGTGGTGCAGAATGTGGTTCATTTGGTGGAGCAGGTGGAGGTGGTGCTGGTGGTTTAAGAATAGGTGCAGTAACACCTAGTTCATGTCATAGTCCATTAGTTACAACAGGACTTCCTGTTACAGCTACAGGTTTTCCAATAACAGTTGGTGCAGGGGGTACAGCTGGACCTCAATCAGCACCAGGTGATGGTGGTAATGGTGCTAATTCAGTTTTTTCAACAATAACATCTACTGGTGGTGGAGGTGGAGGAAAATCAGTTGAGCCTTGTTCTGCTGGTAAAAATGGAGGATCTGGTGGTGGAGGAAGAAATACTGCTGGTACAGGAAATACTCCTCCAGTTAGTCCTCCACAAGGAACTAATGGTGCAACAGGTAATTGTAATGCTGGTGGTGGAGGAGCAGTAACAGCCGGGGCTAATGTCCCAGGACCTGCAGGAGGACAATCAGGTGGTCCAGGACTGCAAGTTACTCCAGTTTTTGGGGATGCACCAAAACCTTTTTATATTGCAAATGGTCCTGATAATGGAGCATCAGTTTGTGGTCAATTTGCAGGAGGTGGTGCAGGAGGACACGATCCTAGACCTGCTACTAGTTTAGGAGGTGTTGGTGGAGGAGCCAATGTTCCAGGTCCACAAGGAAATGGTAGTGCAGGAACTACCAATACCGGAGGTGGTGGTAGTGGAGGAGGAAGAGATGTTCCTCAACCAGGTTCAGGAGCAGGTGGTGCAGGTGGTAGTGGAATTGTATTGATAAGATATAAATTTCAATAGTTGAATGGTAATTAAAATTAATATATAAGGAGAAACATTATGGCACATTTTGCAAAACTAGGAGCTAACGGAAAAGTTATTCAAGTATTAACTTGTGATAACGAAGTAATGAAAGATTCTGAAGGCAAAGAAGTTGAAGCTAACGGACAACAGTGGTTAGAAAAACATAACAACTGGCCTGCACAGATGTGGATTCAAACTTCATATAACACTTTAGAAAATAAACATAGTTCTGGCGATAACTCAAAAGCATTCAGAGGAAACTATGCAGGTATAGGTTATGAGTGGGATGAAGATAATCAAATCTTCTGGCCTAAAAAACCACATGCATCATGGGTAAAAAACACAACTGATGCTAGATGGCAGTCACCAATCGGTGATGCTCCTGCATTAACAGCTGAAGAAGAAGCTGCTAAAAAATTCTATGCTTGGAATGAAGACAATCAATCTTGGGACTTGACAGACGGAGCAGCATAAATTAAAAATGGTGGTGGTATGCAGAAGAAAGTATTAAGCGAACAAGCGTTATATTATGGTGATGTAACAATGCCCAAAGATTGGGACATTGACCGAGATAAATTACAAAGCGACACCATACAATCAATAATTCAAAACAAAAAATTTCCATTCTCAAGAACTTGGGATATGTTAAACACTTATATGAGAGATCATATAAATGTAGAGTATGGTTTCACTTTGATTAACAAAGAAACTTGGGGTAATATGTATAAGCCCCAAGAGATTACAATTCCTTTATTAAATATAGATCCTGTGGATTTGCGGAACTCTCCTGATTTTACATTCTTGTATGGTGTAAAAGTTAAAGATTGTATGGTCAGAATACATTTTGAAGATAATAGACGAAAAGGTAGATCTTGGGACATACCATTAGAAAATAATAAATTTATAATGTTTCCATCAACTAACATGTATTATCTAACTAACAAACAAAAGAATAGTTTAAACTTTGTACAAACAATAACTTATGAATATATCTAATTATTACTGGTATTTTAAATCAGCACTTACACCTAAATTTTGTGATGAGGTTATAAGGTACGCTAATTCTCAAAAAGAAACAATGGCTATTACCGGTGGTTATGGAAGAGATAGGGATTTAAATAAAGACCCATTAAATAAGCAAGAAGTATTAGATTTAAAAAGAAAAAGAAATTCTGATTTAGTGTGGTTAAATGATACTTGGATATATAAAGAACTACATCCATATGTGCATGAAGCAAATAAAAAAGCTGGTTGGAATTATGATTGGGAAAGATCTGAATCTTGTCAGTTTACAAAATATAAATTAAATCAATATTATGATTGGCATTGTGACAGCTGGGACCAACCGTATGACCGAAAAGATCCTGATCATCCAGAGCATGGAAGAATTCGAAAACTATCTATGACTTGTCAGTTAACAGATGGCTCAGAATATAGAGGTGGTGAATTAGAATTTGATTTTAGAAACTACGATCCACATATGCGAGATGAATCAAAACATAAAATACAATGTAAAGAAATATTACCAAAAGGATCTATTATTGTATTTCCTAGTTTTGTGTGGCATAGAGTTAAACCAGTAACATCAGGCACAAGATATAGTCTTGTGGTATGGCATTTAGGGAGGCCGTTTAGATAATGTATATAAATAATTATTTTAATACAACTATTTGGAGCGAAGAAAAACCAGAGTTTGTTAAATCATTAAACAAAGCTAGTAATAAATATATTGCTGATGCTCGTAAAAGAGAAAAAGAATATATAAAAAAACATGGAGACTTTGGCAGATCTTATCACTCAACACCACTAACAAATGACAATGATTTTTTAGATTTTAGAAATTATATAGGTCAAAAATCTTGGGAATATTTAGATCATCAAGGTTATGATATGTCACAATACACTACTATGTTTAGTGAGATGTGGGTACAAGAGTTTGCTAAAAAAGGCGGTGGACATCATTCAGCACACATACATTGGAACCAACATGTATCAGGATTTTATTTTTTAAAATGTAGCGATAAAACTTCTTATCCAATATTTCATGAACCAAGAACTGGTGCACGTGCAACTAAATTAAAAATTAAAAATGTTAAAGGTGTATGGGGTGGTAGTGAGCTTATACATTTTAAACCTACGCCTGGTACATTAATTATATTTCCTGGATTTTTAGAACATGAGTATGCTGTTGATCATGGTATAGAACCATTTAGATTTATACATTGGAATATTACAGCTATTCCAAAA